CTACCGCCATCGCAGACAACGAACTTACCGTTTGCAACAACTTTGAGCTGGACCTTGACGGTTCGCTAAAATCGCGCCCACCTATCGAAGACACAGGCATCAATTTTCCACTTGCTGCGACGGGCGATATGGAGTTTTTGGGGACGTTTCAGGTTTCTCAAACAGAGTCGTATTTGATTGCTAGCGATAACGACAGCAGTACATACTATTTTGACGGTACGTCGTGGACTCTTATTACTAACACTATTGCTGCTGCCGGGTTTGTGCAGTTTGATGATAAAGCTTGGCTGACAGCCCATGTCGGTTCCGCTAACCCTGGAGGGTACTGGACTGTTGCGGGCGGTTTTGTGGCTGACGCGAACATGCCTGAGGGTGAGTGTATTGTGTCGTTTAAGGGTCGTTTGTGGGTTGCTGAAGGCCAAAACAGCACAAACCAGGGTACAAGATTGTACAGGTCTAAGACGTTGGCTGACCCCGCGTTGTGGGTAGCAAGTAATGATTTTGTGGATATTGGGTCTGGTGACGGTCAGAACATTGTGCAACTTGTCGTGTACTTTAACACGCTGCTGATTTTCCGCACTAACTCTACGTTTGGTTTGCAGTACACGTCTGACCCTGCGGCTGCTGTTGTGTCGTCTGTGTTGCCGACAGTGGGGTTGAACTCTCGGTACGCGATTGCACAGTTTGAGTCTTTTATTTACTTTATGTATGACGAAAAAGCGTACGAGTTTAGTAATAACAGGGCGTCACAGATTAACGTTAAAACACCTTTTACGTCGACTACTACGTCTGGTTTTCACAACAATTATGCGGTGTCTGAGTTTAACCGGCGCATTATTTTCACGTATTTTGACAGCATGTTTGTCTATAACTTGCGGACCCGTTCGTGGACTACATGGTCGTCTACAACGTTTGGTTCGTTGTGCAAGATGGCTACATGGAACACAAACGAAGATAAAGCCATTGTTTTGACACATAAAAACATTGAGGTACCTGCTGGTGGTTCTCGTTCTGCCCCACTATTGCGCATCACTGACGAGTATGTTCCTGGCGTGGCAGAAACCATGACATGCAATATTCAAACAAAAAACTTTAATTACCAAGCTAGCTCCATTTACAAACGTCTGTTTTGGTGGGGTTTGGATGCCAGGTTTAAGGGCACTGTCGTAGGTACGGCGTATCCTATTACTCAAACGTTTAGTACCGAGTGGGGTACGTTGTTAGCTAATACTTGGCAAGAAATGCTTGACTTTGTGTGGCAGTCGCCCAACACGGGTACTGACCCTGTGACAACATCGGTTACTGAAGTTGCCCCCACATTCCGCCGTATTTTTACTAAGTTTTTAAAATCGTTGCGATTCAGGCAAATCTATTTCACCGTGTCGTTTGAGACGACAGGTACTGATGCGGATGCTCCTATTAGACTGTTTTCGTTGATGACGTACGTGAACCCGAAACAAACAGTGTCTAAGGAAATTACGTAATGAATAAGTTTCGTAAAGAGTACAGCGGTCCGGCTCAGGCTGGTGGCGGTTTTAACGCTTATGCTGCCGGAAAAAAGCATTATGGAACTGGACGACCTATGCCTACTGTTGGTAAAGTAAGGAACAGGGCGGGCTATACTATACGTGACAATAAAGCTGCCGCCAGACGGGACGCTTTGCTCAGGAGGCTATCTTGAAAAAAGTGTGGGAAACAAAAAACCCTAAACCGAAAAGCGAGCGGAAGTCTTTGACTCCTGCACAGAAGTCTGAGGCGAAAGCAAGAGCGAAAGCTGCAGGACGGCCTTATCCGAATCTTGTGGATAATATGGCAGCGGCTAAAGAGAAAGCTATACGAAAGAGGCTGTCCTAATGTACCGTGATAAGAAAAGCATGGGCAATCGTCTTGCTCCTCAAAAGTCTAAGTATAATGAGGAAGAGGAGCGTAAGAAGGCTATGATGCGTAAGCTTTCTGGTGGCCCTGGTAAGACTTCTTCGGGGATGTACTAATGGCTAACGACAGGAAAGCTTCGGCTGCTATTCGTGGGGCTCGGACTATGGGTCCTGGGCGTCCTGGTGTTGACATGGATGCGTTGATGACGTTGATGATGGCTGCTGAGCCTGCTGCGGGTAGTGTGATGCCTAATGCTATGTCGAATCAGCAGGCGCAACGTATTTTGGCTGATGAGCGGATGGCTGCGATGTTGCGTGCTATTCAAAATTCTCAGCGTATTCCTTCTCCGGTTACGAGGTAAATTATGGCTTTGACTGCTGCGGAAATGGCTACAGAGCGTGCTCGCGATGCCGCTAGGCGTCGTTCTTTAGTGTCGGTATCAAAACCCAAACCTACGCCCTCGCTTACACCGGCTCAAAATGCTTATGGTCCTTCTGGAGTCCCCAGTAGAGCAGACGTTCAAGCTTTGCAAAAACGCAATTTTACACGCAATCAAGAAGCTTTGTTTGGTGCTCCTGCTCCTGCTCCTGGCGGTGTGCGTGACATTCCAGCCCAAGAAGCACCTGCACCTTCGCAACAGCCTTCCGCACCCCGCTCACTCAATTGGCGTGACGCAGCATACAACGCACAAATCGCAGCAGTAGAACGAGCCCTACGCGACTTTGAAACCGGCGCAACCAGGCGAGGAGAACGCTACGGTCAAGACTACATGACCAGTGTTCGCCGTCTTGGTTACCGTCCTGGTGAAGGTTTTGAAGCAATGCCTAACCTTGTGGAAGCAACCCAAGCTGCAGCAGAAGCACAAGCAGCTGAAGAAACAGCACCGCTTGTCACCCCCGTGTCGGGTGCTTTTGATATTGAGGGACAGTATGACCCGTACAGTACAGCTGCTCAAGGTACTAGGTCTATGCGTGATGTTTTTGCCGGGCGCGGCACGCTTAGGTCTAGTGATTTTGCTCGCAGCTTTGGCGAATTTCAGAACCGTCTTAACCGACAGTTGGAGGCGATGGAGACTTCGCGTGGTCGGTTTGCTGAGGATTTGTCTCAGGAGATTGCGGCTCAGAGGACGGGTGCTCAGGAGCGCCGTGAGGCTGCTCAGCGTGAGGCGATGATGCGTGCGGCTATGGCTGCTGCGGGAGGTGCAGGTTTCTAATGGCTCCTAGAGACGGTGTAAAAATTGGTGGCGTACAGATTATGGGCGGCGATGTCCCACCACAATCTTCTGAAGAAAAAGAACGCCAGCGTCGTATTGAAAATATTGTTCGCGGTGCGGGCGGCTCTGCTCTTAGTGACCCTTTTGGCCTTGGAGGGTATTTTGATTTAGTACAGCAAGGTCTTGAAAGCAATAGGCAAGCAACCGCAGAGCCGGTTGTGGGCCGTAATATGCCTGGTCGTGTACCAACTAATCCTCAAGTTTATGGTTTAGCTGGTCGGACAGCTGGTACGGGTATTCCAGGGCAGGGCGCTAAAACAGAAACAATTACTAGACAAGATGTTTTAAATAAGATTATGGCTGAGCTTGGTCTTCTTGGCGGGGGCGGCGGAGGAGCTGCTCGCCCTGACTACAGCGCCTATCGTTCAGCTATTACTGACCAAGCCCAACAACTTAATGCCCAAATTCAGGCAATGTACAACACGTTGGCTGAACAGGCTGGTTCTAACGTAGGCCGTATCCAAGATATTTATGGCGGAGCAACAGCCGGTATTGAGGCTGGTTATGGTTCGGCTGCCGAAAATATTGCGCAGGCTTACCAGTCGGCACAGCAGCAGGCTGCTGACCAGATGGCGCGTTTAGGTATTGAAGAGGCTGCCGGTCAAGTGCTTCCGTCGCAGGCTTTGTCGCAGGCTGAGGCTGTTGCTGGTCTTGAGGCTGGGCGTGCTGGCGGCTTGTCGGCTGCTGAGCGTTACGGCGCTTCTGGTGCTCAATTTGGGTCTGAGATGGCTCAGGTTGCACAGCAGCAGGGTACAGAGATGAACGCTGCTATTCTTGCTGCTTTGCAGAACAGGCTTAACGAGTCGTTGCTTGCTGAGGCTCAGGGCGCTGCAGCTGGTGGCGGAGGTGGCCGTACTCCCAGTGTTTCCGATATGCTGCGTTTGCAAGAATACGCTGACGAGGTTTATCGTCGTGATGTGTTGGGCGAAATACCTCTTAACGAGCGTGAGTTGGCTGTTCGTATGGCCGAACAAGAAGCTTCTGCACAGGCACGTTTTGCTAGTGATATTGCTGCTGATGCTATTAAAATTGCAGCAGACAATCCAGACATGAGTTTTGAAGAGGCACAGGCTGCTGCGTTAGCATTGCGTCAGATACCTCAATAAGGACGGAGGTTATTGTGGCAACACAACCTAACACAGACGATTTTTCAAAATATTATCAGGACTATCTTGCCCGACTAAGCCCGACACCCGGGGCCGGTCCTGCTGCGCCAGTTGCTTTTCCAGAACGTCCTGGTGTTGCCGAAGCCAACATGAGCGGTTTTCAAAAAGCTATTGATTTTATTAGCCGCCCTCTTTACGCAGCCACAAACATTGCAGATAAAGCGCTGGACTTGCCAGGAGCTTTTGACGAGGCAGAAAAACTGCGGGCACAAGGAGCTACAGGCGAGGCTGCGGGCACTGTTGTTAAAGCTTTTGGTAACTTGGCAGCTTCTCCGCTCACAGGGTTGTTTGCTCAAGACGAGAGCAACAAAAATTTGTGGTCTGACATTATTGAAAAAAACGAAGATGTTGCTAACCGCAACAACCCCGCCTACGTCGACACTGACGACAATGTAGACCCCAAAATTAAAGGAGCTGTCGGTTTTGTTGGCGACGTAGTTCTTGACCCTATTAACCTTATTCCTGCAGCGTGGATTGCTAAAGCTATTGGTGGTGCTGGTAAAGCTGTTGGAGCTGCTGGCAAAGCTGTCAAACGCACAGTTACGGGGAGAAAAGCTGCCGACGAAGTACCTGACGTTAAAACGCCTGAGGGTATGCGCGAAGCAGCCGCCGATGTTGCGGACAACGTTAAAAACCCTGCACAAGCGGCAACGAAAATATCCGACAGGTTGGCTGAAACTATTGCTCGTGGTGACGATGTTACTCCTGGTGTTGCTGCTACGTCTGCGTTTAGAAAAATTATTGACAACAAGAGGTTTGCTAAGAAGAAGGGCGCTAGAGAGTTTAAGCTCGCTAACGCTGTTTCTAAAGAACTTGGCAAACTTGTAACGCAACGGGTCGATGTTGCCGACAACATTCCGGTTCCTGAAACGCTTTTGAGTTCTGATGAGTGGATGACTCAAATATTGTCGCTGCCAGACGATGTTGCAAGAACTATTCCTATCTCTCCTGAAATTACTGCTATTAGTGGTAACAAGCTTAAAGAGCCTAACCTTTACGAGCTAGTTAAGGCTGCTGATAAAACTCCTGAGTCAGATGTGGGAGCTGTAGATACTGTCGTTAACGAACTTAATAAATACTACGATTCTTACACTCGCAAGTTTTCTGACTCTCCCGGCCTTATTAATATTCTTGGCGAGCCTGCTGGTGAGGTTGCTGAGTCGGTTAACGGAATTCTTGGGGTTAACAGGATTCTTCATCTTGCTAAGAACGAAGAGAATAACATTAAAGCAATCATTGGTACTGGGTTGTTTAATTCGCTTAAAGCTATGAACGCTCCTGAGCTGGCGACGTTTGTTGACACTGCTCAGAAAGTTTTGGCTAAGAATGGCGTTGTCGAAGATGTACTGGGCGATGTTCTTCCTAACACTGCTGAATGGAACTTGTTGCGACTGTTTGACATTAACCTGCCCACTTATCGTGCTGCTCGCGACGACTTGGCTGAACGTATTAACCGGGTGCGGGCTGGTATTAAACCAGAGAGCGTGGTTACGTCTGTTGAGAACATTGCTGATGATGCTGATTTTGTTCGCTACTTTAGGGACACTATTGGTACTTCTCTTCCTGGTTTTGAGGACGATGCGTTGGACATTATGTCTTCTGCAGTGTCGGAGTTTTTGACTAAAAACTTTAGCCCCGCGTTTCTTAAGAAGTTTTATGCTGGTATTCGTAGTGGGACGTATTACACGCTTGAAGAGGTTGGTGAGGGTGTAACTAAGATTGAGAATCTTGCTGGTACGTATGCCCAGTTTAGGGATTTGGAGGCATCTGTCTCTATGAAAGTTGCCGCTCTTCTTAAAAAAACAGAAGATACTCCAATACCAAAATATGTGCGGCCAGGTACACAAGCTGAAGAATATAAAGGTTTTCAACTTGTCGATAAAAAATCGATTGCTGCAACAAGAATTATGGAGGCTGCCGAGGCTTTCTTGACAAGTAAAGGTATCCCGCTTGTTCTGGATTACAAACAGCTCGGAGTTAAGGGGGCAACTCGAACTATTAAATACGGCAGTTTTACTGACGTGTATAACATTATGGCTCGTGGTTTAGAAAAAATTGCTAAAAATAAAAATGTTGCGCCCGATGCTATTAGTTACTATCTAAAAGCGTTAAACATGACATTGTTTCACGCAAATACGGGTATTTTGTCAGAAAAACTCGGTGATGCTTTTATTCGTGTTGTCCAGGGCGCTGATAGAGACGAAATTCTTTCTATTCTTAAATCTAATTTGGACCGCACGGGTAAAAAAGAATTAATGAGAAAAAACGGCAAACCACAAAACTGGTTTGCTACTACCGAACCAAGTCGTTTTGGTTTTATTCGCGGCAGTGCCAAAACTTCTAAAAACCTTGATTTTATTTCTTACGAACTTGCAGATAAGGGTCGTTTTGTTCTTTGGAACCCGGCTAAGGTTGCTGAAGAGTTTGCTGACGCGATTATGGAAATGCGTCCTGTTATTGATGATTTGATGAACACTAGACGGGAAGCTTTTACAGCCCGTGTCGTAACCGAGACTGGTACTGTTTCGCCTGAGATTGCTCGTGGTTTGTTGCGCGATATGGACAGTCCTTCAGCTGCGGCGTCTGAGATTAAAAAGATTAATGGCGCTCACAAGATGGTGCAGGATTATGTGCGGGCTATTGATGGTACTGAGCCTACACAGGTTATGACTGAGGGTACTGTTATTAACGCTGTGCCAAAGGGCAACAAGGAATACGCTAAGGCTGCTGAGCGAACAGCTCAAGCACATGGCAAGGATGACGCTGCCGTGCGGGAAGCCGCCGAAAAGAACGCTGAAGAATTCCGAAAGATGGAAAAAGAAATTAATCAAGGCGAGCAACAGCTTGTAGAAGAAGCGCTTTATTCTGGTAAGGCAGCGCCAGAAGGTTTTACTGTTTACGACACGGCTTACATTAAAGATGCTGACGGCTATTCAAGCATGACCCTGGGTATGGAGTACTTAAACCGTACGTTTAGACCTTTCTACAAACTAGACCCTGCTGACGGAATTAATCTTGCTACCGACAGGGCTTCACTTGGGTTTGGGCCGCGAAAGTTTTTGGCTGTTGTTACCCGAGAAATAAATGAATTGTTTGATACGTTCCGGGGCACTGTCGACGAGAATCTTACAGACATACAGCAGGCGTTTAAATTGATTCAACGCGGCGAGTCTGCTCCTGCTGGTTCGTCAGTGGAAGCTGCGAGAAAAGCTTTGCTGGCACAGGTTGGTCGTGTTTATGACGTGACTGGAGATTTGACTAACACTATTTTGGGTAGTGGTTTGGCTAGGACGGGTGCGACGTTGACTCAAATTGCTCGCACGCTTGAAAGACACGCAGTGTTGGGCCGAATGTCAGATGGTTCTCCTATTCTTCCCGCAAGCGGACAACTTATTGACATCGATTTGGCTGTACGGGAAGCACCAAAATATTTGGATGCAGCACGCAAAGCAACTGGCTCTGCTGACGAGTCTGTTATACGTAAAACAGCGGAAACTATGGCTGCTTTGGACCAGTGGAAAACGTGGCCTGTTGACGATTTGAAAGTTTTTCTTGCTCAAAGTCAAACTGCTGTGTTTGAACTTAACAATAAAGTTCTTTTTGTTAACCAAACGTATGTTCGTTTGAAAGAGCTTGGTTTGGCTACGACAAACGCGGCTAAGGCTAAAGCTGATGGGTTTGTTCGTGTAACTTCTGGTAAGGGTTCTTACTTTGAGGGTGTTATGCCCGACAACTTGTATGTGCCCGAGCAAGTTGCGGAACAACTGGCTTATCTCGACACCGCCATGACAGCAAGCCGTAGACTTACCTCGCCTATCGGTAAGTTTGTTGAAGATTTTGCTGACCCTATGTTTGATTTGTGGAAAAAAACAGTCACCATTTTTAGGCCAGGTCACCACGTAAGAAACGAACTTGGTGGACAGTCGTTTAGATTTACTGTTTTAGGCGGTGACGGTTTCTTAACATCAGAGCGCAAAATTTACCGACTTTTGGCCGGAAGAAAAAACTACACGTCTGTTGACATGTTAAACACAATTAAGGGTGAGGGTTTAAATGTTTTTGACGATGCAGAAGTTATTATATCTGGCAAAAAATTTAGCCTAACTGCTAACGAAGCGTTTGAGGTTATGGAAGGCCAGCTGTTCGATGTTGGTAAAACAGTTGAAGACTTTTTGAGTACAGAATCTAAAGTTGGTAGTGCTCGTGCTGCCGAGGTTGGTCAAACAGCGTTAACGCTTGGTTTAGGTGGACCGGGAAGCCCCGGTGAAAAACTTGCTTTAACAGTTTCTGAGTTTGTAGAACACAAAGCACGTGGAGCACACTTCCTACAAGCCATGCACCAACTGTCGAAAGGCAAAGGAATTGCTGTTGGTTTCCGTGTTCTTAAAGCAAAAAACAAAGAAGACGCTATCCGTATTGCAGTAGAAAGCACATTAAGAACACATCCCAACGCGGCTAGCCTTACCGCTGCTGAATCTAAACTTTGGCGTAGGCTAATCCCGTTCTATTCGTGGTACAAACCAGCTTTGGTCGCTCTTGTACAGTCAGCCGTACTTAACCCTGGCCGTACCCTCACGTTTATTCCTAAAGCAAACTACAACTTTGCGATGGCAATGGGCATTAACCCCGACTCTATCTACAACCCATTCCCGCAAGACCAGTTGTTCCCCAGCTTCCTTACTGAAGAAGCTGTCGGACCGCACCTTGAAATTGACGGTAAATATGTTGCTATAAACCCTGGGTTTGTTACACAAGACGTGTTTGGTTCTCTTAGCGGTGGCGTGGTCGAGGGTGGCATCCAAATGATGAACCCGTATCTGAGAGTTCCCCTCGAACTTTTGGCAGGTTCGCGTCTTGGAACACAAGCACCCATCCGGGACTTTAGTGATTACATTGACTCCACAATCCCTGGAGTTAACTACATTTCTAACGTTACGGGTAGAAGCGTGACGGGTGGTTTTGAGGAACAGGATGCTGTCGCTCGGGGAAGCAAGACAGGTTTCGACCAAACGCTGAGTGCTATAAACTGGCTAACAGGTTTAGGTTTTAGAAACTACAGCCGGTCAAGTTTTATTAACTATGCTGAAATAGAAAGGCGCAACGCGGCCAGTAAAGAACAACAAAGCTTTATTGACCAACTATTTGGTAGGTAGATGAAAAGATGACACCGGAACAAGCATCACAATTCCTGATGGATTACGGCCCAATTATTTGGACCGTTTTTCTTATTGTGGTTTTTGTTGGAGCGCTTATTAAAATTTGGCCGTTTATTTCTAAGGTTGTGCACACTATCGACATCATTGCTGAACTTCCCGACAGGTTGGACAAAATAGAGTCGCGTCTGATGGGCGTTGAACAAGAAGTTAAAACTAACGGCGGGTCGAGTATTAAAGACGCCGTGAAACGTATTGAAGAACATTTAAATAAAATTTAATGCACCCTCAGCTAGGACGGAAACTGAGGGTGCATTAAATGCTACCATAAAGGCTTTGGTTGGAGGAGTCCTTGGGTTTCAAAGTAATAGTAGCCGTGGTTGTAAGCATCTATGTCGTGGCTTTTGGCGTGGTTACTCGGTCTCTTCTCTCCCGAGTGCAGTTCTGCGACTGTGAGAATTGTGGCGTCTTGTAGCACCATTTTGGCTTTGTGTCGTTTCGCGTAAGCTTTTAACGCTCCGATTATCTGTACGGCGAGGAACCTGCTGCCGGTCTGGGCCATTTGTTTGCCCTGACGCAGCCGGTAGTCTTCGCATACGACAGTGGTGACGCCTTCTAGTGCTTCGAGCCGTTCGAGGAGATTGTCAAAGTCCAGCATTTCGCGTTCGATAAACTCGCCGTCATCTTTCCAGTAGGCGATGCCGGTTGTTTCTCCTGGGTCAACACTGATTACCACAGGCTGCTTTGGTTATCGATGCAGTGGTTGGCTGCTATGTCTTGGTCACTGTCAAGGTAACCGCAATGTTCGCACTCGAATATGTATGTTGCCATTTTGTTTACCGTCCTTCCTGGGGAACCCAATAATCTACATCTACTGCAAATCGAACATCGAAGTTAACTTCACCTGTTACGGCGTTAACGTCTTCCATGACTGTCCGTATCTTCTCCATGTATTGCTGTACTTTGGTTTCCCGTACCTCAAATGTAATGGAGTCGTGGACTTGAAGCAACATGAGGCAATCTTCGTTTTGTAGTTCGTCGTAGCAGCGAACCATGATGCGTTCTACAATGTCGGCGGCACCTCCTTGGATGACACTGTTCATTGCTTTGTAGGCTTCTGTGGTGCTTTCAAAGTGTCGTTCGCGACCTGACCAGATTTTGATGGTGTTTGTTTGTTCTACTTTTTGTGTGCATCGTTCGTTGAATCGGCGGAACTCTGGGTAGGTGGCGAAGTAGTTTTCTCTGATGCGTTTGGCTTCTGACCTGTCGACGTTGAAAGCATCCATGATGCGTTGTTCTCCGGCACCGTACTGCATGGAGTAAACAAGTGTTTTGGTGTCGTGACGTGACATGCCAAGTTGTTTAGACATTTCAGTGAAGATGTCGCGGCCTTCTTCAAATACTTTTTTGAGTTCTTCTTCACCTGCGTAAGCTGTTGCGAGCCGTAGCTCTAGCTGTGAGAAGTCGGCGTTAATAAGTACGAATCCTGGTTTGGCAATAAAACATTCTTTAACTTTGCCGTTCCAGGGTTTGTCGGATGATTTTGGTATCTGCTGTAGGTTGGGCTCAGAACAGCTCAGACGGCCCGTAGCGGTCCCGTGAGTCTTATATGAGCATCTGAGCCTATCGTCTGGTCCCCGGAGGCTCAGATAGGGCCTGTACGCCGCTGTGACGGCTTTCTGCCAGCCTCTGTACTCTTTAATGAGGGTGGCGACAGGAGAATCAATTTTTTCCAGCATTTCGTCGTATTTAGTCATAGCTTGCTTGTCAAAACTGGGAGCACCTGTCCGCTGGCTAGCTTTGACGACAGGGAGCCCCAGGTCATCAATAAGCAGCTTGCGCATCTGCTTAGAACTGGCAGGGTTAATACCAAGCTCTTCCACGATGCGAGCCATTTCTTTTTCGCCTTTGGTCACGTATTCCATAGCCAGCGGTACATCAATTTGTACGCCTTCGCGTTTCATCGACAACAACACGCGAATCAGTTTTTGTTTGTGCTGCCAAAAATCTTCAGGCAACGCCAACCACTCAGGTTTTTTGCGCAAAATGTCGTACAGCCGCCACGTCAACTGCGCATCCGTTACCGCATACTCCCAAATAGTACGCCAATCAGTATTTGTCCATCCGGTTTTCTTTTCACGCTCAATGTTGAGGTCTTTAATTTTGCCAATGTCTTTGTGAATATAAAACTGCGACAGTTGCTCCAGGCTTTTGGCAAACGGTTTGTTTTCATTTATTAGGTGCGCCATAGTGGGCACGTCGTAAAAGTTTTCTGGGCCAAGGTAGACGCCAACTGTTTCAAGCGATAGGATGTCGAACTGCGCATTGACGTACACGAAAGTGTGCTCGCCTTCTTCCATAACCTGTTTGAACAGGTTAAAGGTTTCTGTTCCAATGTTGTCGCCTACTTCGTGGCGGAAAGGAAAGTAATGACTGAACGCATTGTTGCCTATTACAGCGGCGATGCTTGCTCCAATACATGTGTCCTCGCCTGCTGCTACACGGATACCCGTAGCCTCCGTATCAAGCGCTATGAGGCTGCCTGGATGCTTTGCGATGAGTTCTAATATTTTGCGGCTCTCCGCATCAATGTTGTCAGATTTCAATATCGCCATCTTTTACCCCAAACTGCTCAAATACTCTGCCTAGCTCTGTTGTAAACCCAAGTGTTTCTGGGTTACGTTCAATCTGGAATGGGTCATAGGTTGGCCCTAACCTGTTCTTCAGCGTGTCGACTTGCAACAGGTCACCTTCGACAATCTTGAGTGATACCACAAAATCAGCGTCTGTCGTGATGTAAGTACTACCATAAACGTCCGACAGCTCCACGCCTTTCTTTTGCCCGTCGTTTGGTTTCTTACGGTTGTGGTGAATCATCAGCATGGCGCACGAATATTTTGCACGTATCGTCGCCAAATAGTGAATTAGCGTCTTCACCGCTTGCTCGTCTGTCAGCTCTTTAGACGACACCTTTTGCAGCGAGTCAATAATGATGACATCTGGCATGTGCTCGTTAAGTATCTGGTCAAGGAATGTTTGACCCTCGGGCGTGTCGAGATACACGGGCGTGCCAAAAGGTGCGACAAGGAAGTTGCGGTTAAGCGTGTTCATGTCGTCGTACCCTTTGGCAATCGTGCCCATAAAATGATTAAGTGGGGCCGCACCCATCTCCAGCGACAGAAAGAGAACCTTCTTTGACCCTGCGACGTTGGACCATTTCAGGAACTTCTCTTTGGAGAGTGCTAGGTGCGCCCCCACGCCTATAGAAAACTGGGTCTTACCTGTGCCGGGGTACCCAGTAATCAAACCTAATCCGCCCTGCGCAAGCAGGCCGTCAAGTATCCATTCAATTTTGAACTCGGCATCAACAAACTCTTGATACCCATAAATCAGCTTGGACTCACCCATGATTGGCGTGGTCTGGTTGGCTGACTCAATCATCTTGGTCAGGTCAACATTGTCTAGCGAGTTGTACCCGTGTTTCTGTCGGGCACGATTGATGAAGTCAGCCATGCGACGGTCACGGTCATAACGCCCTTTGTACTTGCCCCACCTATCGTCAGCGTTGTACAGCATTGTGGCGATTTGTTCGTCAGCCCACCCCAGCTCAGCACCAATGTGTGCAAGCTCTGACATGGCCGCTGAGCGGTCTTTTTTTGGTGGTCCAGCAAAGTATTCTGGTCCACGGTTAAACTTGTCCAGCAGTTCGTTGGTCCAGTGTGCGAGGGAACGCACATCGTCAAGTGAGGGAAGCTCACCAAGAACTATGTCAGTGCTGACAATTTTTCTGGCTGACGGTATTTGGTCAAAGTCTTCGAGACTATACCGTGTCTTCACGTTCCCACTCCTTAACTATCACTGGCATGTTGCGCTTGTGATTAGTTGTCCTTATCGGACGCAGGATTTGGTCGGCGTCCCAGCCTGACGTATCCGCGTGCATCAAATACGCAATCGCTCTGTTTCGGTCTTCTAATGTTTCGATGTTGTCCAGAAACTTGTCCAGTTTCCAGTAGCAGTGCTCGTGCCCTTCAATTGATGACTGCACTACCAATGTCGGTGGTGGAATGTACACTACGTCTGGCTCTTCGTCAGGCCATTCCGTTGGCGCGTTACCGTCGAAGTCAACCCACAACACGTTGCTGCCTAGCACGTTTTCTTTGATTGGCTTGGCTGCTTTGTATAGCGCAGGTGAGTAGAACACGTTGGCTTTGACTGCCGACCATTTTAAAGTGTGTTTGATTACACCGCTGCGTTGGCGAGGCCACGCAAACATGTACGGCGTCCACTTACCTTCGTGTTCGACAGGTATGTACACATATGTGGGTCCGTCTTGTACTGGGTCTTCTCCCCAAATGTAATTGTAAAACTCTGTTAGTTCTGTCGTCGCATCCATATTCGTCCTTAGAGATTGGTGGCCCTGGACAAGTGAGGAATCCAGGGCCACCGGGCCCGTCAGCTGCTAGGCGAAGGGGTTGTCGGCAGCTGTCGCACGGGCTTTCTTCTGGGCTGGCTGGGGAGCCTCAGAAGACTTACCAACCTTAACATTCTTAATGTTTTGGTACATCTTACCAGCGTTCTTGCCCTTACCAGCAGAGCTGTAAAGCTGGAGTGTTCCGCGCAAACCAATGAGGTCGTCACGGTCAACGTTGTTGACCTCATCGCGTTCGACACCAAGGTCCATAAGCCGTGCCACATAGTAGCCTAGCTTCGTCCTTTCACGGTCCGTGATGTTCTCTGGGTCTTGCGGAAGTTCAAAGAGTTCACTCTTTTTGATTCCGGTGTCTCCGACGAGGTACTCCATAATGACCCAGGAGCGGTCAGGGTATGCCTGACTTCCCTGCTTCACATAGACGTCGCCAACCTCGAATTCGTAAATGCCGTCTTCGAGGTCGTATGACGGTGCCTCAATGTCAGAGGTGTCAATGCCATAGTCTTCAAGTAATGCCATTGTTTTTGCCTTTCAGTGTTATCAGTTATTCGCCAGCGTAAACGGGCTCGTCGTCTTCGATGTATTCTTCAGAGACGGGCACGCCTTCATCTGGCAGTTCATCAGAGGCCAATGTTTTGTCCTCTGCTACCACGCCTTTGGTGTTGTCTCCAAGCCAGTCATTAATGACTGCGATGAAGTCCTCGGGTGTGGAAGTTAGGGGCAAGCCACCAATACGTGACTTGGCGTCAACCAACGCTGACGGATGAGACTGTACGAGACGCTCGTAGCTGATGTTTTTACCAGCTCCCTTAATTTCGTTGGTGACGTGTGCGGTAACGTGCATCAGCTTCTGCAACCCGTCATTGTTTTTGGGTGTGAAGCCTGGCTTGATTACCTTGACTTTGCGGTGGTCAACAGTCTCGCGCTCGTGAGCGACAAGAATGACGTGGACACCTGCAAGGTTTTGGAACATTTCGACAGCTTTACGGCACGCATCACCAAGAGGTTTGTACAGCCTGGCATCTAGTGCGTCTGTCGGAATCTCGTCTGCTCGTGCGCCTACGTCCTGTCGAAACAGGTCGTCAAGCAACATGTCTGCAGCAGTGGAGAACTCGTCAATAACGACAGCTCCTACTTTGTCCAAGCCTTTGTCTTTGTTTGCAATCGCGTTAGCGATAACAGCAAAGTCAGAGAATGAATTGTACTCAGCACGTACGACATTCTTGAGAAGCTTGGGGTGGTTCTCAAGAGATACCCAACCTTCCTTTGTGTCGATGTACAGTACCTTCTGCTTGGGTTTGATTATTTGTTGTGCGAGCGCAACGGACAGGACGGTCTTGCCAGTACCAGGCTTGCCATAGAGCATTGCCATCAGGTTCTTGCTGACTTTTTCCGACCCAAGGTCAGTCATGCGCCCAAGGATTTCATCAAGGCGATTATTCATTGTTAGTTCCTTCAATCGTGGCGGGAGCGAACTCTCGCCGTTCACGTATCTTGTATTCAGTTTTCTTCATTAGTTCGACGTTGCCACCGACTAATTCTGTTGAGCAGATGTCACGGAACGAACAGGATTGGCACACCATTTTGTTGGCTGTGCGGTAAGCCCGCTTGTTCTGGTCATCAAGGCTAAGTTCTTTGAGTGCTTGTATCTCAGCTGCAACACCAAGCTGTTCCATAAAAGTATTCAATACACGCTCTGCGTTGGGCTTGAGAATCATAAAGTAGTTGTTGCCGTCAGCTGTAGGTGTCTTGACTTTGCGTGTCCGCAACATGTTGTAGGCACCATAAGCTACGTCGTACTCCAGCGCTCGCAACGCACCAATGTATTTGGGGATTTGTGGTTGCAAGTCTGTTTGTTCTGGTGTGTAAAAGTCGTACACAAACTTGTGGTCAATGACCACAATTCTGCCTTCGAGGTCTTTGACAATCATGTCCACAACAAATGGGTAGCTTGACTGGTTCTCTTCGTCGTACAAAAGGTTGAACTCTTTTTCGACAGCAAGTATTTGCCAGCCTTTACGCACCATAAATTCGTTAGCGAAGTAACCGTACTCTGGGTGAAACAAAGTGTCTTCGAGGCGGGCTCGATTGGCTGCATCTTCATAGCCTTCCCTGACTATTTCCTCATATGCATCACGAGCAGCAGCAACACCCGCCTCGAAGTTTTTGAGCTGACCTTCGGCACTGTCGTCAAGGTCGAGCAAGTATCGGTAAAAAGTTTCTAGTACGGCGTGCCCAGCTGTACCTGTGGCAAGCGAATTGCTTTGAGTAATGCGCTCAAGGCTAAGCCCGTAACCGTAATAGTGTTTGCGTCGGCACAGCAAATAGCTGTCGACTTCTGAGTGGCTTACGCTTGGCATTGTTAGTCAGCCTCCGACAGTTCGTTGATTAGTTCAACGTAGTTGCGTGCCTGGGAGTAGCTGGCTCGGACATCTTCTTCTGCCCTGTGCAACGAATCGCCTTCAAGTTTGAAACTAAAGTAACCCATGTCGTCGAAGAACATGCGCAACACACTGACGTCGAAGTGGCGATGCATCAGCACCTTGTCGAGGCGTGGCATGTATTCGTGAATAAAGCCACGGTCAAAGTGAACACTGGAGCCAGCAAGAATCACTGGCTCGTCTGGCTGTAACGCCATGAGAGGACGAAGGTCGTCAAGAATTTGGTCTTCAATGTCTTCAATCATCAACGTGTCGCCCTGCATCATCTCATCAATCAATCCGTTTTGTGTGTGCATTGACTGCACAAACAAGTCCTGCTTCATCAGCTCCCAGGTTGTTTTACTGGGCGTGACAATAGCTGACTGGGGCTGGGTAACCCATTCCCAGTTGTCCGCAATGAACCAGCCAACCTCAATAATCTCATCGCTGTCAGGGCTCAATCCGGTAGTTTCTAAATCAATCCACAGTTGCATTATCATCTCCGTCCTGTTACTAGCGTAACACTAATCGAGCGAAACATCCTTTGTCAATTTACGGCGTGTCGCCCACCATTTCTCATTTTCATTTATCTCTTCAGTTGTAGCTTTTGTCTCAGCATCGTGCTCTTTGTACTCCTCCAGCGGGACAAACGGCTCGTCAGCTGGCGGTCTCTCACCGTAATATTTGTTGTTCAGGGCGTGCCATCTGTTGTGACATGTAGAACAAATACGGTGTACGTTGTGGGGCGCATTGTTGATGACGTTCTTGTCAGGCCCATGGTGACGGTCACCCTTGTCGGGGCCTTTAGTTGGTTGAATAATGTTGCCATGACAACCGATGATTGGCTCAACGCCACCTCCCGCATACTTGAGTCCCGCCCACTCACACTTCATGTCCTTGAAAATTGGGTACATCATTGCAGCTCGCTTGCGACCTGTCGACGTGATGTCCTTGACTTCGCTGGGTTCAGCCATAGGTCTGCCGACACCCCGCTCAACTTCGAGAATCACGGGCTCGTCCTGGTGAGGCTCGTACAATCTCAAATGCAAACTTAGCCACGCTTCTTCGTACTTATCTGAATCAAACGTCACAATATCTCACCACTCTTCATTGCCTCACTCAAACTCTCCGCCGTCATCTCGTCAGTCATTGTATCGTTGAACGCCGACACCATCTGCTCTTTACGGTTGATTGTGTTGCTCATCCACGTGTCGATGCTCGCTGGCACCCTGTAAATGTACACGTCGTTCTCTCGCTCCTGACCAATGCGGTCTGTCCTCGCGTAAGCCTGGTCCCTCTTGCCTGGATTCCATTCTTCGTCGAGTATGTGCGTAACAGTTGCAGACGTCAGGTTCAGCCCCGTCCCACCAGTTTTGTAATTGCATAACACGATGTCCCATCTTGGCTCCTCACCCTTAGCTAGATAAAAGTTATCTTTGATTTCCTGTCGTAATTTCTTAGGTGTCGCACCTGTCAAAAGTGCCACACTCAATCCTTGTTCCTGCAATCTATCCTGTAAAGCCTCCAAAGCTGTACTGAACTGGCTAAACACAACCTGGCGGTGACCTTGCCCATGCAGTGCAACAGCCTGCTCCACAACAGCATCCATCTTCGCTGACTCTTGCACCTCAGAGCCGACAGAAAACACAACGTTACCGTCAACATCTTTTAGCTCAATGCCAGCAGGCCACACGTTTGCTTGGCGCTTGCGAGTAATCAACGCAATCAAATGCATAATTGTCATACCTTCACCGCTCTCCAACATGATGGATGCACGCTCCGACAGTTGGCGAATAATCTTGTACTGCTTCTTGTACGACTCCGGGTCGATGTCGACACGCACAATATGCTTGCGTTGTGCAGGCAACACGATGCCAGCATCCTCACGGTCACGAGCCAAAAACCTGCCAGCAATCAAAGGTTTCAAGTTGTTCAACTGACCATCACGAAATTCGACTTTGCCCGAGTGGTAATTCGTAATACAAAAAGACTGGATAAATTGCGACTTGCGAGCAAATAAAAGCGGGTCACACAAATGCAACAACGAATAAATATCCAAAGGCGAGTTCAGAATCGGTGTACCTGTCGTAAAACACAAGTTCTTCACGCTCTTTGTAGACAACCACTCATCCAACTGGTAATCGTAAACCTCACCAGTGTTGTCACCCTTGCGCCAACCACACGAAGGACACAAACGAGGCACCAACCGAGGCTTATACTTCGGGTCATACAAACCAGCAATAAAATCACCACACTTCGGACACTCATTATCAGCTTTGATAATCGTCTCCACATTCCGGAAATTAGACGTCGCCGTGTTCTTCAAATTGTGCGCCTCATCCACGATGATGCTGTCAATCTGCCAACCGACAAGCTTCGCCAACAAATCCTTATCCCTGCGCCAAATCTCAAAATTGACCACCACCACAGCCTCTTTTGCTCCCAGTATTTTGTCCATCTGGGCGTGACGGGTTTTAGGCGTCTTCTTGTACAAGTTGTACACCGTGCGGTGCGGTGCCAACGTCATAATCTCCCCAGCAAACT